CAGCCTTCCCATCAATAATACGATTCAATCCAAGCATAACAGAGGTTTTACACATAATTATTTAAATGCCCTTTTCCATGTTATAAAATCGCCAGATACCGAAACCCTGTCAAGTGTCCCGCTTCCTGTTTTTAATATTCCGACTCTGATTTGGCCGAGATATTCACAGATAGGCCAAAGCAATGCAATCGGAGTCGGTATTGTGAAAACTTCTGTGTAAATTTCTCCCCAGGTATCTTCCTGGCTCAATCTTCCTTCGACTCTGATTTCTAATGAAGCCGAATCCATCGCAGAAATAAAAACCTGAATAGTCTTTTGATCTAAAATTCCCAATATACCAATGTTGCCAGCCTCGTCTCCAGCATCTCCTTGATTGTTATATATAAAACCGCCCGGATCATTCGGGAAATAATCATCAAACCAGACAAAAGAGTTTCCCGTACATGCGGATCTGACAATCGGAAAGCTCTGCACATTAGAATCATCTGTTGGATTGTTGCTCATTGTTTAATCTTTTGATAATACAATCAATGTCATTCCTGTTCCGTCAGGTTGTATTCCAATAATATTATAATCAACTGAATCAATCGTCATTATGTCACCATGAACCACACTTGAAACATCAGTCGTTTTGAATTGAGCCTGAGGACTTGTCGTTTCAATTCCAATGTCATCTTCGAGAGCCGTGATAAATTCATTGTCGAAAATACCTTGAATCGTTACAGAGTTCAAAATAACGTCAACAGCGAATTCATCATCATCGAGAAAAATATCCAGATCATTTGTTAAATCATCTTTGAAAGTCATGTTTTAAGAAGACTCTCCCTGTTGATTTCCCGGGGAAAGGATGAAAGCCCGGTAGTCAACAGAGAGAGGCGGCACATAAAATATATTAAGTAGTAGTAAAGGTTGACAGATTCGCATGTTGCCAGAATCCGTAACCCACGTTTCTTGTTGCTGAAACACCATAATGATGTTTCTTGTCATTGAACTCGAGTTCTGATCCTTCAGCTATTGCATCAATTTTGACAGCTTCCTCTTCCTGTCTAATCAAAGGCTTTGCGTTTCCATCAGTTCTGAAAGTTGCGAATTTGTCTGTCCATGTCAGTCTTGGATTCACCCACAAATCAAAATTGAAACCGGAAGAAAGAATCGTGTTCTGTCTCGAACCAGAACTGTCAACGATTGTTGCGTTTCTCAGTGCCGCCATTGCGGCGGCCATGTAAGGAACTGGAACCATAATTCCGAATGAATTTGCTCCCTCATTCATTGGCTCTCCTTGATCGTCTTTGAAAGATAAAATCTGAGTGACTGACGCAAGTATTGCGATTTCCATTTCAGCCGCTGTTGGTACGGTTTTCAATACAATAGAGTCTGTAATATCGTTTGACTGCGATCCAGAATCTCCTTCCTCGTGATCAGTGTCAAAGTAAAATTCGCCATCATAACAAACAACAGTTTCACCGTTGATAATCAGTTCTGAAAGCAACTTTGCCCAATGTGAATTTGTACGATCAGCAAGTTCTCTGATCCTTAAAAGTACTTGGCCGGTTTTGTCCCTTCTCAACTCCTTGACAAGAACTTCCAATGTCGCTTCAAATTCTAAATTGATGATTGAGATTCCGTTATCTCGGAAGCCCTTCGCGTTGCGTCCTCCCAGCCATTCCCGCATCTGTGGAACCATCCCTAGCCATTTGTACGTTTCTGATTCTTGATTCGACTGAAACAGCATCGAAACAGCACCAATCCAAGCAGTTCCTACGTTCTGTTCCAAACGTAAGAAGAATTCTCCAATTATAGCCCTACTTGATAAAGCAAGTGCGCCCATGTTTATCCTCCTTGTTCTAATAAAAAAAAGCTCGAATCCGAGCAAATTAAATTTGCCACAAATCCGAGCTTTCAATATCCCGTTCAAGGATGAAAGACATGCCAGATTATGAAATTATTTCTGTATGACATAGAGAGGCCGCACTTTTGCGACCTCTCCATCATTTACATCAATGATAATTTGTGAAACCGAAGAATTCAACAGAGGCAACGCAAGGTGGTTGATCTCAACGGCAATGTCTTTCATTGCCGTGGTCAATTTTTCTCTCGCCTGCTTGTTTATAGAATTCTCCATGTTACGCTATTGTCCAGATTCCTCGTTTTTCGACAACGACATATCCGTCGTCTCCTCCAGATTTCAAAATAACATAGTCACCGCGTCTGGAACTTGATTTCGTGTTAGTCATGATTCCACCAGCGGCGCCAGTATCATCAGGCCCTGCAATCACATCTGCACCAGCGGGATCGATTGCAGTTCCGACAGTTCCAAAAGCTCCACCTGTGACAACTTTAATATCAAGAGCAGTAGCGGCCGCATACGTCAACAGCGTCATTGTCTGAGCGTCAGTGTCAACCCAGAAGCCTTTACCGTTGTCAAGTATTGTCAGAGTTGCGGCGGTTGAAAATACTTCCCACACTCTACCCGCATAAGGATCCGGCATGTTACCCGCATCAAATTCAACATCAACGACACCAGCAGAAACAAAACGAATTACTTTTCCGATGAACACCGAGCCAACTGGAGAAAATACAAAAACATTATCATCAGTCGCATAAACCGGCTGTCCAACGTCTGTAATAACTGCACCAGAAACAGAAAGGACTACCACCCCACGCTTCCTGACTCTCACGCTTCTTCCACCCGCACTACCAAGGGAGTTGTCTAGTTTCTCCTGAACAAATCCTGCGAATCTGTCTGTAGATTCTAGTGGTCTCGCGTGACCAGTAGCATCAACAATTCCAACCGCCGAACCTTCAAAGAAGATATCCACGATGGCTGGAATATCGTTTTCATTTCCAAGAACAAAAGCCCTCGCCACATTAACTGCTAAGGTTGTCATAATTTTCCTCCATGTTAAAAAAGTTTTACATCAAGATATTCTATTTAATAAATCAAAAAACCCGATCTTATTGTTTCAGAATTCTAAAATTACCAGAATTCTTGCCTATAGCCTCAAACGCTTCAAAACTGGCGAACTCTTTCGCGAGTTTCGGATCGGCATCCCACTTTTCCTTTGCTGTCATATCTTTTGCGTCTTTCTTCGCTGTGATCGTTTCTTCGACTTCATCTTCAACCGCTTCTGCCGAAGTTGTTTCAATCTTTTTGAGGCCGTCGGTGTTTGACTGTTTATTTGCATTGATCATTTGAATTGCGGCCTCACCTGGAGTTGTTTTTCCGTCTGCTTTCAAAGTAATTGCAAGTTCTTCTTGACCTTTTATAGTCACCTTGTCAATACCTTGAATTCTTGCGCGCTCTGCTTCTGCACCAGCAGAAAGTCCTTCTTTGTGTCCGTCAGCTTTTGCGCTCACAACATTTTTAGCATGAACGTCTACGCTCTGACCGGCGCCAATCGCAACGGCTTCATTATAAAGATCGTTGTGATCAGTTTTCAAATTGTCCAAATTCGCTTCCTTCTTTGAGAATAATCCCATGTCATTACCTCCATTATTAATGGTTTCAATTAATAAATCAAAGTTCATTATATCATCGACAAGATTTGCTTTCACTGCATTATCACCAATGAAAACCTTGCCGTCAGCCATGTTGCTTCGCGCCTCCTGATCACTCACGCCTCTGAATTTTGCAATATCTCCAACAAACGCGTCCATGATCTTATCAACTTGCCCCTGTAATACCGAACGACCAATGTCAGTTAAAGGCGCATGCGTAGACGCTATTCTTTTCTCCCTTCCCGCTGTGATCTCTGTCACAGTGATTCCCGCGGTAGCTTCTAACAATGATGTGTCAATGTGAGTTGTTAGGACACCAATACTTCCAGTCGTGACTGTATTACCAGAAATCAAAACCCGTTCTGCAGCTGCACCAATCCACATAGCGGCTGAAGTCATTATCGAAGATGAAATCGAAATAATCTTTTTTTGCTCTCTTGCATCGAAAATAAGATTTGCAAATTCTTGAACACCAAAAACAGTTCCTCCTGGAGAATCAATGTCGATGACAATTGTATCAATCTGTTCGTTATTAACGAGTGATTTGAAATCTGCTGTCAGCGCATCAAGAGTGGCGCCGCCAAAAATCATTGTGAGGAAATTTGATTTCTGTGTGATCACTCCTTCGATTTTTAAAACACCAACATTGTCGATGATCGTCACATCATCTGAAAGACCTGTTTGCGAAAGCTCAACACTATCAAGAACGAGTTTCGAATCCGTTTCGAGCTTCATGATCATATCACTTGCAAATCCCTGATATGTTGTTTCAATTTTTGTCAATTCTGCTTCAAGTATTGCCCACAATGATGGAAACAATGGTATTATATTTGTTTTCATTCTATTGTCACCTCAACTAACCTATCCAAATCTTCAGCTATTATTTTATAACATACAGACTTCGCATTCATACGTTTTACCATTACTTCATTTCCCTTAAGCTTATTCATCTCTACTCCCAATCCTTTATTTGTTTCGCTCTCTTGCCTACAAAAAGCTATAAACCTTTGTCTTTCTTCAAGCGTTAGCGTTATCATCGACTTCCTCATTTAAAGGATTATCAACGTTATCATTTATTTCATCGACATTTTCATTTATATCAACTGAAGCTTTTATCAGAGGTGTCATGATCTGTTGAATCTCTGCAAGCTTGACACGTTCTTTTTTTACCTGCTTCATATTCTGATCAAAGTCAATTCCCATTGCCGCTGACTCGATTGAAATGTTGCTAAAAAATCCATCGACTCTTGCCTGTGCACTCGCTGTTTCCTTTACAGGATCGATTTGTCCCGCTGCAGGGCCGATCCATAAATTCTGAAGATACGCTTTCCGAAGTAAAGGTTCTGTTAAGAATCCCGGTGCAATAATTCTTTCACGTAAAACAGCCTCTTCCATCCAAAGCTCATAAACGAGATCACAAAAATGATCGACCATAAAAGAACGTCTTGTCAGAAAGACTTTCCATGCGTTCAACATTGCTGTTCGAGCCGCTGAATAACTTTTTGTAAAATGTTGAATTAATAATTCGTAAGGCAATCCAAGTGCTGCGCCGATTTGTCTCAATATACTCATAACAAAAGGATCGAAAGTCGCGTTTGGTCTGCCCGGATTAGCTGTTGACATTTCTTCGCCATCTGCGAGTCCAATAATTGCACCGCTTCCCAGTTGATAATCTTCATCAGTCGATTCTCCGCCTTCGTCACTGGGCATGAATGTTGAAAAATTTGCGCCACCTTCTTTGGTTGTAACAAAAACTGTAAAGTATGAAGCAATAACCGCGCTTTGCAATTCTGAATCAGTATATTTCCCGAGCTGGTGGAGCATTTCCGTTACCACACTTAGGTACGGCACCCCACGGGTTGCCCCCGGTCTTAACTGTTCATAAATATGAATTATTTTCCTTCTGCCGTTCCCTGTGAAAGCACTGATCGAATCCCACTTACGCTCGATTGGAGTTGACTCTGCGCCAGGATGTTGAGTTCGAATCCAATATCTTATAGGAGTGCCTTTCTTATCTTTCTCAACCCCGCCCGCCAACGTTGTCGTGTCTCGCTTATTATTTGGATTTTCAACTCTGTCAGCTTCGAGAGTTTGCAAGCGCAATCCATAATTTAGCGTACTGATTTCTTTGAATAATGGCAAAACAAAACAATCACCGCTTTCAAGAATCGATCTAAAAACAAGATTCTGAAAATCATAAAAATTCTTGTTTCTATTTATATCACAATCAAGGGATTCAGCCCACGAACGAAATTCAAGTTCTGTTTTCTGTTGCCACTTGTCAGCATCATCTTCAGTCATGTTCAAAACTTCTGCATTGATTCTCGATTGAAGTTTTAAACCCGAACCAATAACATGAACTTGATTTGTTTTAATTGCGCCAGTTGCAATTGGCGTGTTTCTTAATAACGAACGACTGCGAGATCGTAACGTTGGCAAGTCTGCGAGTGAATCAGCGTCAGCGTCACCCGTTTTAGGCAAGAACTCTTTGATTGTTCTGCGTTTCTTTGACGCGCCATGATATGCACCGTTGACAGCAACAAAACGGCCTTGTTCAATCATGTTCTGTTGTGCAATCAGCGGCAAAGCGGCCATATTAACCGGATTATCACTGTTTTTGATTTGCTTTAATCTGTTTTGCATGAGCTTTTAATTTTGTAATTCTCTTATTAACAGAAAATTCACATTTCCCTTTTGCGCTGATTAAAACAGTTTTTAAATTACAAGTTTGATGAACTGGTATGAAATTTACACAACGAGAGTTTGCACAATATACTTTCGCTTCTGGTTCTGAAGGAGTGTTCGGATTTACATAATAAAATGTTTTTTCTTGGCTTTTTCTTTCTTTTATATCTTTTTTATCCATTTCTTAACGCTTTTTGATTAAATAGTTGTAATTCCACGGACAGCGATTCCACCTCTCGAAGCTTTTGCAAGTTCACCAGACCAGAATTGTATTTCTTCTCGAAGCTCTTTAACTCTTTGATTCGTCTTTGATCTATTGCCTATAGTGTATTGTGACGCTTTGATTGCTTTCGCATAAGCTGCATTTGCGAGATCAAGATTTGTTTGAATTTGTACTGCTGTTAATGCCACTGGTTACGCACCTCCCGTATTCGTTACATTGAAAATCATTCCGTCAACGACAGGCACCAGATCCCCACGATCAAGAGTCCCTCTCGCGTCTTTCACACTATAAGTCACTGTTGGCACATGCCTTGTTTCCTTGTTGGCAAGAAAAAGAATTGCCTCATAGCTCAATGGGTCAGCTTCAACTTCTCTTTCTATTCCATTAACAATTATTTTTTTCATTAAACTTGAACTCCTTTCGAGATCATCCGTCTACGTGGCCTTGTCTTTTGCTCACTGACCTTATCAATTGTACCCTTTACAACATTTTTATCCGTTTGTAAAGTTATTTTTTCTTTTTTTGAAATTTCTTCAATCATCTGCGTGACTGTCTTATTCGGAGCCAACCAATACTGAAGAATGTTTAAAGCAACAATTGCATAAACAAAAGTGTCAAGCGCTTCGTTTCTTGCGCGACTCTTATTCTTCCAAACTTTTCTTCTTTTGCCTTTGAACCACTCTGTCACTTTGCTTTCAGAACAGAGTTGATGAAAGTATGATTCTGGCATTGTTAAGGGAAAATGAACGTAACCGGCGCCTGGCAATTCTGTCTTCAGGCATTCGTTCAAGTGGTCTTTTGCAGTATCGGTTCCCACAACAAACAAATACGCGCCCTGCTTCTTTGACGGTGCGCTGACAATTGGTTGATTGTATGAACTCGCGCCTTTGATCGAAAAAACATATCTGACCTTTGGTATGTATCTCGTTTTTGTAAACTCGTACACTTTCGCGGGATAGTGACCACCCGTATCAATAGCTGCTGACATGATTCGCATGTGCTGGCCACAAGGATGCCGATATGACTTCAAGAGAAATTCGTCAAGATGTGACCAGATCTCCAATTCAGATAATTTGCCATGAAATGTTTTATATTCGATCACAAATGTTTCATAATCAAAACCATGTCCAACAACTTGAGCTTCGATTCGATCATCTTGAATATCAACGCCTGCTGTTAATAAAATGATCTTGTCATTCAGTGGTTCAACTTTGTAATCTTCACGTCTATTGAATAGAACTTCCCAACTTGTTGTCGGTGTGCTTTGCTCTTCCCAAGGCTCTGCAAGAACATCATTTGTCCAAGTCTCTCGATCTTGAAGATATGTCGGATTGCCTTTCTCTTTTTTTTGTAGAATCTTTAAATGTTTCCGAACAGCACTTCGCCATTTGCTGTTACCAAGTAGTGAATAGAATTGTGGCAAGTGAAATCCGGGATATTTTCCGTCTGGATTCTGTGCGCGCCATTCTCCGCGTTGTAACATTTCTGTTTTTTTATTTTCAGATATCAGCGACCCACAATGTTCATGTTCACACGCAAGAAGTACCTCACCTTTAAGCTTGAACGTCTTTCGATCATATTCGAATTTCAAATTCTTCCATGTTAAAACCTGAAATGAATTACAATCTGGACAAGGCAAAAAGAATTTTCGTTGGTCTGACATAAGATATTCAGCCCAGATCAAAGAATCTTCAAGCTTTTTTGGTGATGAACACAAAAAGATTTTTCTGTTCGTGAATGTTTCTGTTCTTTCAATTGCCTTCGAGATCGTCCAGCCCGGGTACATGTCTACTTCATCAAGTGCAAGAAAACGAATTGGCTTTGATCGCAAAGTATCTTCTGAATTCGCTGTCAGTATGTTGACGCTTCCACCCGGAAACTCTTTCATCATCACTGTGTTTCCAGCTTCGCGTTCGCGAGACTTCGCAACTTTATTGAATAAAACTGGCGTGTTGTCGATCATTGGTTGCAATCTTTGTTTCGAAAAGATTTCACCAGATGAAAGTGTTGACTGAACTATTGCCATCGGTCCAGGCATCAAGTGAATAACTTCGCCAGTCCAATTCAAAATACATTCAGTTTTTCCGAGTTGAGTTCCAGAAACAAAAACAATGTATTCGGAAGGATTGTTCGCCGAAAGACATTGCATGATTTCTTTAAGGTATGGAGTTCGTTCGTTTCGCCACAATCCCGGTTCTGCTGAGCCTTTTGACGAAAGAACACGATATTTTTCTGCCCATTCGTAAACGAGCAAATCAGGATCGAGAGTGAGTCCACGCAAAGCCGCGTCTGTAAAAATTCCTTTCTTTTTCAACTTACTTACAACCATTCACAAAATATAAAACAAATCAATGATTGCTGTCAACTCTTTTTATATACATTTTTTATTATGATGCTTAACTTTTCTAAGTCTGCGCTTTAGCTTGTGAATTTCCAACAATAATATTTCAGTAAATTCTCGCTCTATTTGTAAACTACATCGCAAATTATTAGCCTCTCCCTCGTATTGCTCACCACAGTTAATTTTATTTACATTTAGTCCGCCTGCTATCATCTGTCGCCTCTTTCAATAATTTTCGTTTTTCTTCAGACTATCGTATAATTCTTGTATATATATTTCAACAGTACTTAATTCATTTTCTGGCAATTTTATATAATGATTTTGACTACATGACATACAATGTAATCCAGATGTATCCATATTTGTGCTTCCACATTTTAAACAACTATAATTCATACAAGTCCTCGCATATAATTATTAATTTCTCTTTGTGCGTTTTCGAAACCGGCCGCCCATGTTGCATAATATCCAGAATTAAGCATGTCTTGAATAAATATTCTCTGGTTTTCTTCGACACTTACATAAGATTTATTCTTATCTTTCCAGAAAAGAGAAAAAATTCTCTCCGTGTACGTGTCTATCATCAGCTATCAGACAGCGACCATAATATTGACAAATAAACATATTTAGTATTACTAAAAGCGTTACGCCAATTATCCAAATATAAATTCCGAAAGCTCCACATCTGCTTGCTTCACTCATTTTCAACCTTTCTTATTTCAATTCAAACCTTATAAATTCATCACCTTTTTTTACTATTGTCTTTTCAATAACGGCCTTGTAAATCTTATTGTCATTGAATCCGTATTTCTTCTGCAATACATCCACAAATGGCTTTATCGCATTGTCCCAATCGAATCCCTTGCTTGACACTCCGAAATTTAAGTATATCTCCATTTCGTTAGTGTAGTGATTAACTGGAATATATAAAGTTTTCGGCAACAACGCCATGACTGCATTTTCAAACTGCTTATACTCAGATGTTTTAAATCTGCGACCCCTCCATGCATCATTAACAGAGAGAGGCTTAATTCTTACTGTTATTTTTTCACTCATTATGTTCCCGTAAAAGTGATAGTATGTGTTTTAAAATTTTCAGCGTATAGTGGATTAACGACTTGCATTTGTTCCTCAAAATCGAAGCTGTAATCTTTCAATATTTTTCGCGATCTCCTTCCAACTTCCATTTCTTGACGTGTCTGCGTGATCGATTCAGAATGTTTTTGAATTTCGTGTTTTAACATTGCACTGATTGGGTTGTTTTTATTCTTATGCTTTAGTCTTTTTAGAATCTTTTCAGTCTCCGCTTTGCTTCTCTTTGCTTTGTCGATTTTCTTTTTAAGCTCTGTCATGCCCTTGTCGATCTGTTGATTCATCATCATAATGATGTCAAGATGAATAATTTTTTCAAGTCCGTTCTGCGAAACGATCAACTGAAAGAGTTGTTGCAGAAGCGCGTCAGCTTTTCTTTCAAATTCACCCGGCTTCATTTCACTTCCAGTATCGTCATAAAACTTTCGTCTGTCTGGATCCACCAAAACAGTGTATGCGTTTGAAAGTATCTTGAAAAGCTGTTCATCGCCACCGTGTTTATCTGGATGATTTTCTTTCGCTTTGCCTCGATAAGCGTCTTTTACTTCTTGTTGTGTCGCGTTGCGTTTGACGCCAAGCGTTTTATAATGGTCTTGCATGTAAAGTGTCATCCTTTTCTGTTAAAATAAGTAGGGAGAGACCTCGCAAAGTCCCTCCCTTGCCGTGAATCAATGAACTAATAATTCTCGACTGTTAAATTGAACATGTCAACTAAAATAATCGCCCTTGCTCTATATCAATACGCTTCTTGGCCAATTCAATATACTCAGGATTAAGCTCAATACCTATACCATTCCGGCCTGTGCCTCTGGCCACTTTTAAAGTCGTGCCCGATCCCATGAAAGGGTCCAGAACCGTACCGCCTTCAAATCCAGCATTACAACCGCAATCTGTATAACCCTTGTCAATTAATTCAGTCTTTGGTCCCATTCTTATATCGTAATCACCACTGACTTGCTGTTCTTTCCCATTCCATTTTCCTTTGGGTGGATTATTAGCCTTTCCATATCCACTATGAAAGGTTACTTTTTTGTTGTATATTTTCTCTCTAGCCTTCCCACACTTCTTACAGATATACCTGGGACACCCCGCCTTAATAGGCACATAACACAATTCCTCCGGGTATGTAGCGAAATGAGCATCGCTATAACGTTGTGGACATATTTCCCATACACATCTTTTGTTTCTGGCGCCATTCTTATACCAATCCCTTTCGCCTTCAGATATTGGATTATTAACACCTTTCTGTGAATTTAAGGCATAATTTTCGGCGCCTTTGTTTCTAGGTTTATTAATATCATATTGATTTGACTTAAAAGGCTCAAACTGTTGTTCAAACCAATACTGTGGTTTCTTCGTAAAGAAATATAGGTATTCAAAGTCCACCGTAAACCTGTCGTTAGCACTTGAAGGCATACAGCTAGGCTTGTACCAGATAATCGTATTACGCCTTATCCAGCCCGCATCTGTCATGGCTATGGCAAAGCGTTCGGGTATGCCTATGAGGCATTTAGATTGTAAGCCAGTCTTTGGTTGTTTAAAATTCATAACATCATTAGCAGCTACATATTTTGGCTGGACATATTTATCATTGCCCATTGTTCCTGATATAGTTGAATACGTATCACCCAAATTCACCCAACAAGTACCGGTCTCCTTCAACACACGCTTGACTTCATCGAATATAGCAATCAACTTATCAATGTACTCCTGATAAGTTGGTTCAAGTCCTAACTGTCCATCTTCACCATAGTCCCTCAATCCCCAATACGGTGGACTTGTCATACACATATCAACGCTCTCGCTATCCATGCCTTGTAAAACTTCTAAACAATCACCTTGTAATATTTCGGTATTCATGGTAAATCTTCGATGTGTTCAAGATTTAGATCCTCGAAAATCTTCATCAAGTTTTTTCTGTGATAACTTCCCAGTTTTGCGTTTGGTGTATTGCCAAAAGCCATAGAAAGTTGCATCAATAACATTAGATCATCCATTTTCATCAACTTAACTTTTTGTTTGTTTGTCATTCTTCACCTAATTCCTTCGCGTTCATTTTAATTTTAAGTTCGATTCCATCAATCATAAATATCAACGAATTTCTTTGCGCTCTGTTCTTGATTTTTTTTGCATGATCTTTCCATCTATCGATCACGCGCTTTGTTGATTTTCTCATTTGATCTCCTTAATTGCGTCCTCAATTTCTTTTTTCAAAACTTTCCTGAATTTGAACTCACTTGTTTCACCAAGAAGTTTCTTTGTTGCCCTGATTACAACATTCAACATCTGATCACGATATTTTCGATACAAATCTTCAGCTTCCTTTTGGACTTGAACAATCGAAATTAGTTTTCCAAGTTTTTCTTGAAGTTCGAGTTCCGCAAGATCGGCTTTGTACTTCTCGCGCCGTGCTTTTGCTTTGTTGAAGTCCAGAGTGTGGTTGATTTTTTCATCTTCGCCCTTATTCAGCTTGCTATTGCCGTTCAATTGAACACTATCGGCGAGTTCTTGGTCTGCAGCGATTGGATCAATCTTGCCATCGGTCAGCGTAATCCGTCCTTCTTTGCAATATCTTCGTATCAATTCATAAGAAACGTCACGCTTTTTCGCGTAAGCACTCATTGATAGCAAGTTCGTTGCAGTTTTCTTTTTCATGGATACCTTTCACTTATTTAGTCTTTGTCTCTTCATTGTTTTTTTCAAGTGGAAACAATTTCTGTCTGTCTTGCTGTGTGATCTTATCTTCGCGCACGATCTCGCCAGTATCTTCCCGGACAAATCTCTTTCTGTCGGTCTTCCAGTTATAATCCCAGTGGCACTCAACGTCACGCCATTCGTGTTGGGTAGAAACTTTTTGACTCAATAAACTCAACTGGCCTTCAAGCGTGTCAGTCTTTGCTTTGTATTCAGCAACAACACCTTTCTTGTCTGCTTCAAGCTGCCCGTGTTCTATGTATTTTTCTGAAAGTGATTTCGCGTACTCTTTTAATTCAGGCTCTGACAGTTTCGTTTTCAAATTCTCTTTAAACGTTGCGCTGACCTGTGGCGCCTTGTTCTTGTTTTCGCCGGTTTTATCTTTTGTAGTTTTCATCATCATCCTTTCTAAAAATTAAATTCTCTTTTCAAATTGTTTGTTAAAGTTTTCGTCAAGTGTTTTTTTGTAATCTCTGTCAATCACTTTGTCAATCAACTTTAAAGACTTTCGTCTTCGATACAAAGTCGCGATTGATGGGCCGAATAAAAATTCACTTCGCGGTGCCTGATACCGCCTTCCTGTGCTTGAAATACGTCCGACCCTGCCGCCTTTTTTGCTCTTTCTAGCGACAAACCTGAAGCCCTTTTTTGATTTAATGAAGAAAGATCCCTTTACTGTCTTGCGCGACTTCTTAACCTTTACACTAACACCGGCTTTTCCTTTCTTCGGACTATACAGAAACAGTCCGCGACCTTGCTTTAGTATCGAGATTGTAAAAAAAGGGATTTGCCTTCTCGCATCAGCGCGTATCAGTCGAACAGTTTTGCCAAGCTTCAGCGATCTTGCTTTGATGTTATAATTCTGCTTGATGTCTGTCGCGATCTCTTTGTTTATTTTTCGACCAATTATGTTTAGCGAATTAACAACAGCTTTTTTCAGTGCTGTGTTCATGTCTCGAAATTCATCTTCAAGTTTCAACACATCAATTTTTAGATTAAAAACACCGCTCATATTATTCCTCCCAATCACAAGTGTCACATTCATGTGGTGCGTCAGTACAATAACCACAAGGTGGATTTCCCATGTGACAAGTGCAACAGCCTTCGACATTTCGAATCGTACCCGAACAGAAATTTCGATTGCAATGTTCACCGTCGGTAATTCCAACTCCAACTTCGTTTAGTCTCTCTATCTTTTTCGCGAATCTTTTTAAAAATTTAATCATGAATCATACCTGATAACTACAAGACGCGAATCAATTTCATGGAAAAGTTCTTCAAGAAATTCTTTGTAATCTTCTGAAGATAATTCCTCCGCCCTGATGTCTATTTCGTTAATCACGTCCTCATAAGCTTCTGTTGCTTCACTCATTTTTTTATCCTTTCTTTTAATTTTATTTGTTTTCAAGAATCATCTTCAATTTTAATATATGTGATCTGTGACGGTGCAATCCAATACCTTGCGTTTGCCTCAAATTCCGTAAAGCGATTTTGATTGTCGATTAAGAATCCCTTATTCAGCTTGCCGAGTTTATCCGTTTCGACTTTTAAAATTGCAGATTGAAAAACAAATTCACAAGTGAACTTCATTGGTCTTCCTTTCTAATTATAAGTTGTTGACCGGTGTCATTTCCGTGTAAGGATAAATATAAATATCTTTTTCTCATGACTTTCTCCTTTTAAATGCAAACCCAAAACAAAAGGTCCTTGATTCGAATATTACTTCTGGAAACCAATAAAATTTTTTATAATATACCCACTTCTCTTTATCATACCAGGGCAGCTGGATCCACCAAGGAGAAATGAAGGCTATCCTAAACGTATATTTTTTTATCAAAAACTCATAACAAATAAGCTTTCCATCAGTAACAACCCTCACTGTTTTCTCCTTTCAAAAACTGTTGACTTCTGCAACACTCGTTTCAAATCGTTACAGAGCGAAAAAGGTGCGCTGCTTTGCTACC